CAAGAAGAGATGATATGCAAGCACCAGCAAGTCCTGCAGGTGCAGACGATAATCTTGTACCTAATTCTAATTAATAATAGGAGATATTAATGAAAGATGTTCCTGCAGATAAAATGAATTCTCTAGGTAAGCTACCTACTAAAGTTCGAAATAAAATGGGCTATAAAAAAGCTGGCGGCTATATGAAAAAAATGGGTGGCGGTTATATGAAGAAAATGAAAAAGGGCGGTAAAACTGGTAAGTATAATTGTTCACATAATCGGCTTTACTAAATTATGGGTGGAATACCTTTAGAACTTATAACAATGCTTGGCTCTGGATTATTATCTGGAGTAATGACTATTTGGAGTCAAAACCAAAAAGCTAAACAAGCTGCTTTTGATAGAGCAATAGAAGGACTAGCTGCACAATCTAAAGCTACTAATGAAGCACGTCGTTATGAGAATAAAGGTTTTCAAATTACACGACGTATTATTGCATTAGCTGCCGTATCTGCAATTATTGTTTGGCCTAAAGTTGTTGCAGTATTTTGGCCTGACGTACCAGTAACAGTTGGATACACACAATGGAATCCCGGTTTTCTATTTATAACAGAAGGAACTGAGACTGTTACTTGGCAATCACTTAAAGGATTAGTTTTAACACCCTTGGATACGCATCTACTTTCTGCTATTATTGGAATGTATTTTGGTGCATCAATGGTAAAGAATGCTAGATAAATAGGAGTTTTATAATGGGTTTAAAAGTTACAGATTTTATGGGGGCTATTCCTGCTATTGGCGGGAGAATGGATAAAGAAGATCGTGGTTTTCTTGTTGGTTTGCTTCCCGGTGTTATGTATAAAGAATCTCAAAGAAAGAAAAGACGTACTCCTAGTCAACAAGTTGCACAAGCTTCTAACGTAGGACAGGCTCAAGCTTCTAATGTAGGAAAGCGTATGAAGAAGGGTGGTAAAGTTTATTCTTCTTCTAAAAGCAAAAAGAAGACTTATAAATGTTCACATAATAGGCTTTATTAATGCCTCTTAAAAAAGGTAAAAGTAAAAAAACTATCAGTGAAAACATTCGTAGAGAAATGAAAGCTGGTAAACCACAGAAACAAGCAGTAGCTATCGCACTTCAAAAAGCTGGTAGGAGAAAGGCAAATGGCCGTAAAACGTCGAACAACAAAGTCAAGAAAAACTACCGCAAAGCCTAAATCAAAAGTCAATCAGGCTGGTAACTACACTAAGCCTACAATGCGTAAAAGACTTTTTGAAAGTATTAAGGCTGGTGGTAAAGGCGGTAGACCGGGACAATGGTCAGCACGTAAAGCACAAATGCTTGCTAAACAATATAAAGCCAAGGGCGGAGGTTATAGATCATAATGGAATGTAATTGTAAAATGTGTCCTGTACACACAGTAAAACGTATTATTGCAAAGATCAAGGCTCTTGTAGGAAAATAAAGTGGCTTTGAAAAAACCACAACGTAGTCTTAAATCTTGGACTAAGCAGAAATGGCGTACTAAATCAGGTAAGCCATCTACGCAAGGTCCAAAGGCTACTGGTGAAAGATACTTACCAGAGAAAGCTATTAAACGTCTTAGTGCTAAAGAATATGCTGCTACAACAAAAGCTAAACGTAAAGCAACTAAGAAGGGTAAGCAAGTAGCTAAACAACCAAAGAAGATTGCTAAAAAAGTAAGACGATATAGAAGGGTTACATAATGGCTGTACGTAAACGTAAAGGCAAAGGCATGAAAGGCATGAGCATTAAGAGTGGTGACAAGCGTCCCACTAAAGCTGGTGCAGGAATGACCAAGAAGGGTGTTGCTAAATATCGTAGGCAGAATCCCGGTTCTAAGCTTAAAACAGCCGTAACTGAAAAGAAACCTTCTAAAGCACGTGCAGCACGACGTAAGTCATATTGTGCACGATCAGCAGGGCAAATGAAAAAGTTTCCTAAAGCTGCTAAAAATCCTAATAGCCGTTTGCGTCAAGCACGTAAGCGGTGGAGGTGTTAATGGCTATAGGTCGTTCTAATATAACACAACAAGTTACTAAACCACCTTATAAGAAAAGAAAGATAAAAACTAAAAAGATAAAACGGAAAACAAAGAAAAGATAGTGTGTAAGTTGAAAAAGTTTTTAAATAAATTCTCAGAAGCATGGATTCAAGCTTTTGTATCTTGTTGTACTATGATGGTGCAGGGTGATTTTTTATCTTTATCTTTGAAACATGCTTTTGTTGCTTCTAAAACAGCGTCAATAACAGGAATAGCAACAAGTTTATTTTTAGTAAAGTTTAATAAAAATATGTCTCCTTTTATAGTAGCATGGATAGTTGGTTTATTTACATCAATAAGTGATTATATTGTACATCCAACACACTTTGGTGACTTTTTTTATGAAGCATTAGCTACAGGTATTATGGCAGGATTTCTTGCTTATGCTTATGAAAGGTTTAAAAAATAATGACTACTTCAGGTACATATAACTTCTCAATGGATATTGACGAAGTTATTCAAGAAGCAATGGAGATGATTGGCGGTGAACAGACACTAGGACATGATCCTAAATCTGCTCGACGTTCAATTAATCTATTGCTACAAGATTGGCAGAATCGTGGTGTACTGCTTTGGACTGCTAATACAACTACAGTTTCTGTATCTACAAGTGTAACAGCTTATGCTCTAGCTTCTAGCACCGTAGACGTTCTTGAAGTTGTTCTTAATCGTGACGATACTGATCTTCAATTAGAACGTATTACAATGGAAGAATATCTCAAGATTCCACGTAAAGGTCAAACAGGTCGTCCATCACAATATGCTGTACGGCGTGATAGAGATAATCCAACAATGTATCTCTGGCCTATTCCAGAGAATACAACAGACCTTTTAAAAATTGAACAAGTGCGGTATACTCAAGATGTAAACAAATCTGCTGTACAGACTGCAGATATTTCTAGACGTTTTTATCCTTGCCTTACTGCAGGACTATCTTACTTTATGTCAATGAAACGTCCCGGTGTAGAAGGTGGGCGTATTCAGTTTCTTAAAGCTGAATATGAAGAACGTCTAGCACGTGCAATGGATGAAGATAAAGAAAGAGCAAGCTTACGTATAGTACCAAATTTAAATAGAGTTTAAGAATTATGGCAAGCACTAAAAGAGCATTAGCAATATGCGATACGTGCGGTTTTCGGTATCCTCACAGGGTACTAAAAATGAACAGCTACGGAATGCTAGTTTGCCCAACAGACTACGATGGTGCTTATGACTTAAAGAACCATCCACAAAATAAAACGCCTGATGTAAGAGATAATCCAGCAATACGTAATCCACGTCCAGAACTTAATGCTGAACGTCATCTAGATTGGGAAGCTGCTTTATCTCTTTGGGAAGAAACTGACAACTATTGGAATAGTATATAATGGCTACACTTACTGGAACAAAAATTGCTAATACTTATAAACAACTTTTACAAGTTGGAAGTAGCAATACTGGATTAACTGGTTCAGTACAAACTGTACAAGATGGTCAGGGTAATAACTCACCTTTACAACTTAGTCAAAGTGCAGTAAATATTGATGGAACATTTCAACTAAGTGGAGTAACTCTTACAGCTAATGCTTCAACGCTTAATGCAGTAGCAGACCTAACAGGTGCTACAGGCATTGTAGCTGTAAGTGCAGGTAATGTATATGGTAGAACGATTACAGGCGGTACGGGTGTTTCGATTACTAATGGGGATGGTACTGAAGGTAATCCTACTATTGCTCTTAATACTACTGGAGTTGTATCTGGTACATATGGTCCATTAACAACTCTTGAAATTAATGAAGTAGGACAGATTGTAAGTGCTACTGCAGTTAGTACAAGTGTTTCAGTTCCAACTATTCGTGCATCTGAATTTATTGGTGGTACGTTTAAAGGAACAACAGCAGACTTTAGTTCAGATACTTCAATTGGTGGAACTGCTGTTGTTGAAGGAGCCGCAACATTTAATTCAACAGTTAGTGTTTCAGGTGCACTTACTGGTTCTTCTGCAACATTTACAGGTACAGTTTCAGCAGGAAATATTTCAGGTGCTAATGCAACATTTAGCGGAAATGTATCAGCAACTGAATATTATGGTGATGGTTCAAATCTAACTGGAATTGTAGCAGCTTCAGCAACTTTTGCTGCATCAGCAGGATTTGCAGCTTCAGCAACAAATGCTTCATTTGCTCTTTCAGCTACTAATGCTAACTTTGCAGCTAGTGCTTCTTTTGCATCTAGTGCTTCATATGCTGCAAGTGCAGGAGAAGCTTCTTTTGCTGTGTCTGCTTCAAGTGCAGCATTTGCTACAAGTGCAGATAGCGCAACCTTTGCAGTATCTGCTGCCAATGCAACAACTGCTTATAATGTAAGCGGTGGCGTAGCAGACATTTCAGGACTAACTGCTGTTAGTGCAAGTATTTCAGATTTAAGAGCATTTCAAATTGGTGCTACATCTGTAAGTATTGGATACTTAAATGTAAACGATATTACTGCAATTACAATTTCAGCAACTGATCTTAAATCTTCTACACTTAGCTTTACATCTGTTAGTGTATCTTCATTGCGGGTATATCGACTAGCTGTTGAAACAACTCTTTCAGCAACATATGGTACTTTTACAGGGGATGTTTCAGCCGTTTCATTTTATGGTGATGGTTCAAATCTAACAGGTATTCTTGTTAGTGTTCCAACATCTGTACCATCTTATACAGTTAATCAGCTATCAGTTGTTAGTGCAGCTAGTTTTCCTGATGATGCTACATTAAATTTTGGAACAGGAAATGATTTACAAATAGTTCATAATGGTAGTAATTCTGTAATTAAAGAAACAGGAACTGGTAGTTTATTTGTTCAAAGTAATGAAATTAAATTAACAAATACTGGTTCTTTTTCAATGCTTACTTTAGCAGATGGTCAAGATGCAGATTTTCCATACGGTATTCAAGTAAGTGGTACAGTTAGTGCTACATCATTTGTAGGACCAACGATTACTTCAATTAATTCTGTAATTTCAAATGTATCTGCACTTACAAGTGTAAATGCAGCAGCTATTACAAGTATTAATACTATCTTAGGTGATGGAAGTAACTTTGCAACTTCAGCAGAACTAGCTGCTACATCTGCTGCATTAGCAACAAGCATTGCTACTGCAAATACACGAATTACTTCAGTAAGTGATTATGCTGTAGCACTTTCAGCTACTCTTGCTACAAGTATTGGTAACAGCAATACAAATATTACGACAAATACTAATGCTATTACAAGTATTAACACAGTTATTGCAGGTGTATCGGCTTTAACATCAGTTAATGCAGCAGCTATTACATCTATTAATACAGTTGTTGATAATCTTGATTTTGCAACTAGTGCTGAACTAGCTACTGTATCAGCAGCACTTGCAACAAGTATTTCTAACAGTAATACAAACATTACAACAAATGCTAATGCTATTACAAGCATTAATACAGTTATTAATAACTTAGATTTTGCAACAAGTGCTGAGTTAGCTGCTACATCTGCTGCATTAGCAACAAGTATTTCAAACCATCTACCATTATCTGGTGGTACACTTACAGGAACAGTAAGCGGTACTGATGCTTCATTTAGTGGTAATGTATCAGCCGTTTCATTTTATGGTGATGGTTCAAATCTAACCAATCTACCAACTGCTCCTACATCTGTATCAGCATATACAGTAAATCAGCTAACAATAGTTAGTGCTGCTACACTAGCAGGAACAGATTTAGAAACTAGAATTAATACAGTATCAGTAAATACTTCTGTAAATGCAGCAGCAATTACTTCAATCAATGCAATCATTGAAGGTGACGTATCTGCTGATAGTGGTACATTTAATACACTAACAGTTATTACATCTGCATCAGTTGGCGGTACACTTAATGTTGGTGGAAATGTCAGTATTGGTGGTGATCTAACGGCTGGCGCAGCCACATTTACAGACTTGACCACTTCCAGCGCCAATACCGTCCAATTAAGTGGTAACGGTACGTCTGGGCAGCGTCTTATGGTGGGCGATACTGGCCTTGCCACTTGTGGAATTGGAATTGAAAGTAATTCTACAGCAACAACAGGCGTATATTTTTGGGATGGTGCGAATGATGGCGCTATTACCTATAATCACACCTCTCGTGAAATGCTGCTTCGTTCTGGTGGAACAACGGCCCTCACCTTAGACAGCAGCCAGAATGTCGGTATTGGTACTACGTCACCCGCAGTAAAGCTTCATGTTTCAAGCGGTGCTTCGAACGAAGTTGCTCGTTTTGAAGGCACTAATACTCCTTACATATCTATCTACGACACTGGTGTTCGCCAAACATATTGGATTTCCTCTACG